TACCAACTGAGCTATAGCGGCAATTTGTTAAACGACAAACAATTTCTCGTGACCAACCTTACAAGTTGGATCAACCCAAATATCAAATCCTGCCAGCATAGCATCACGGCAGAAAGCAACGTCTTCAGAACACATTTCAGTGATATCGTCAGAAATCTTGATTGGTTTTGGAGCAAACCAAGGGTAGTCCATTCTTTCGAAGACTCCGTTTTTAATCAAAACCCACCCAAACCCGATGTAGTCCACAACAAATGGTTCTTCTTTCTCCTGAATCTGATTAGCAGAAAGAAATTGGTAGGATCCGTGTTCTAAGAAAAATGCATTATTCATGAACTCTACAATCGGGGTCAATCTGCTTCCATCAGTCATCGTATAAGGTTGGCAGTACCAACCAGAAGCAATCTCTTTATCCATATCAAGAAGTTTCTGAAACGATGTATTGTCAAACACCTGATCCGAGTCAATCCAGAGCATATAATCATAATCAACCCCACCAAAGGGTTTTTGATTAATCCCGCTCATAACATTAGCACCAGCAACTTTACATCGCGCAAAATTGACCATCGGAGAATAATGCTGTGAGACCATAACTTTACCGCCAAGGCCTTGAATGTACATAACCAATTCAATCATTGAAGTAACAAATTTACCAGAGTAAGTTTTTCCTGGCAAACAAATTACAAAAGTTTTTCCTTTAATCATCAAATCCTCACTTTAATCTTAGACAAGTATATAGTACAATTATACAGAAGAAACTCCCAATATAATTAATGTGAACATTAAGGCGAATATCCCAATTGTGTGCACAGTTCTCATAAAATCGTCTTCGAATTCTGATCTAGGTTTCCACCCATTTCTATTTCTTCTTCTATCTTCCATATACAGAATTATCCTTCTTTGGAACAAACCCCATTGTCCAATCGCAAAAAATTGAATATGCTTCAGATTTTGTGAGATCAAACTCATCGCGGAGATATTTTGGACCCCAATTCATGTTCTCGCCAGAATTGCGCATATCATCTAGATCGCTGAACATTTCTTCTTTTTCCCAATTATCGATATTTCGCATAAACGTCCTTTAGATAAAATGACTTAGAAAGATAGTGCCAACGCCGATAACAACACAAACGATGAAACCAATTAAAGTTTCAATTTCGGATTCATAATAAACCGCTGGTTCTTTTTTTACAGGTTTTTTATACACACAACCAACTCCGTTACCAACCATGCTACACTCCTTTTTGCTTATAGATCTATTATACTCTATTTTTTACGGAATAAAACCACACGTAAGTTATTGATATTGTTTACTTTTTAAGAGGTTTTGTGCAGCAGCGAGCACCCAACTGTCGCGACTAGGAAGGTGAAACCCAGTACTGCCGTCCCATCCCTCAAAGTACTCGTCGAAACGATCGCTGTAGGCGTCTGGGTTGCCTCTGAGGAGCTCTGCCAGTTCTTTGGCAGCAGCGTCATATTGGTGATCTGTCCAAATATTTTCGTCGAGAGCGTAGTAGAGACAGCTGTGGACGAGCATCTGGAGTCTTCGGCGCTTTATGAGTTCCCCGATTTCTGTTTCGGGGTTGGGGAACTCATATAACGGATCGTGTTTTTTAGACACTAAAACTTCTTCCCAAAATCAACGTTAGACCAACCTTCACCATCAACCATCCATGCAGTACCACACTTCTCGTTGACGATGATATCACCTACAGAAACCGAATGCATTCGAGTGAACTTCTGAATGCAAGACCCTTCAGGTCCGTATCCGTTACCGACATGAAATACATCTTCAAGGGTATCAACACCGGTAACACGAGCAACTGATTGGAAGTGATCTTCCATCCACGATTCGTAGTGCTTAGATCCGCCCATGAACTTGACATCACGCTGGATCACGATCTCAGGGAAGTCGCCGAAGTCACCGTCCCAACCAACTGAATTTAAGTGGTCTCGGGCTTCTTCCGACAAGTGAAACTGGTTGATTAAGTAAGTCATATCACGTTCCTTTTTTGCTTATACGATTATTATACCGCGTTTTGACTCAAAAGAAACCCTTGTTAAGTTATTGATTTTATTACAGTTTTGTTGATTTATATAGTTCAATGGTCTCGAATAATTGCTTTGTCCAGTTATCGCGGTGTTCGATGAAGACCTGAGCAGGTTCATCGTCTACAGCAATTATGGTAACGAGTTGGGTAATAGGAATGCCCGTTCGCTCTTCCCACATGATGGCGTAAGCAGTTTCTTGCTGAAAGTAGTTTTCAATGTACTTTCGCAGTTTAGGTTTCCTGCTTGTTTTGTAATCGATGATTGAAATTTTCCCATCAAACTCAGCAACACAGTCAACACGCCCAGCAACCCCAAGGTGATCGCTGTATAACGGAAGCTCCTGTCCGAACACTGTTCCGATTCGTTCATCCAATATATCCTTTACAGTGAGAAAATTGCCCACAATGTTCGGCATATATCCTGCAAGATAATTGGGATCATTGTTAACATATTTCTCGATTAATTCATGTACTGCAGTTCCGCGCGTAGAAGCACGGTAAGAAATCTTATTGGCTGCTTCTTCACCAATTCTTTTTTTCCAAGCGTTGATTGATTTTTCAGACAATACGCTTAGGACAGTCGTGATCGAAGGATAATTTTTATCTGGTGTTACATAATGACGTTTACCGTCGATCTGGGTTGTAGATAAGTCTTCATATCCTAGGTCTACCACACTGTGTTCAAATAGGTCTCTTTCTCTCTTTTGCATATATGCTCTTTTTCGGTTAAGTATCTATTATACTATGTTTTCTTTATAACAAAACCTAGCATAAGTTATTGATTATCTTGCCTTTCTTTGTTGCGCAAGCGCAGCACGCCTTTGTTTGCGATTGAGTTTTGCCAATTCTTCTTCTGCAAGTTCTGCCTTTCTCTTTTCCTTTACCTCTAACTTTTTATTTCGGTAGGTAACAAACTCCATGTTTTTCTGTTTGGGAATCTTAATATCGTCGTGATTATGATGAAAAACGAATTTCGTGTTTGGAAATTCAGCAAACATGTTATGCCAAATAGGTCGCCAGTTGTTGATCAGTCTGTAATTGTTGGTATCAGAACGATCACTATGTAGATACACATCAGTAATCGACCTCATGTTGAATTCAAACAGAGTGTCAAATCCGTACATATGCACTTCAGTTGCTTTATGACGATTGCAGGCATAATGAACCGCCATATGTCCGCAGTTAAAATTCGTTGCTGCCTGAGGACTTCCAGGTTCACCACAGTAATCTGGAACAACCAGGTTGAACTCTTTTATGAGAGGAGCATATTTCAAATAGAAAGATGACTGTCTAGGATCCTCCATCCAAATTTTTGGGCGAGTCCCGAGCACCCATGGATACATATCTAAATTTACATGCCCTTCACTCAGCGCAGACATCATCTTAAAGTCCACCATGCAGGTTGCATAAACTTCTGACCGAGGGATAGAGAATGGAGGCATGTTGCATAAAAGTTTCATGCCCCGACGGGGTTCTTCTAAATATTGGATCGCCTGATCGCCGTTACCGATTACATGAACTATTCTATCCATTATACATCATCTTCCTTATCTTGTCTTTGCCCTTTTGCCCTGTCCAATGCATTGCAAGTTTGTTGCCGCTATCCATTCCATCAAGGAGTTGTATTCTCAACCAATTGTATTTGTTGGGGAGATCAGTAATGTGCTGTAATCTCATCAATGGGCTTATACTTAGTAATTCGTGAAGAACCTCTTGATCGCCAACTTTGGGAGAAACGCTACATTGCTCGACCCATTTTTTAAGCATAGCAGGTTTTCCTCTAAAAGCAACCACACCCGAATTGTGCCACTTCTCGCCTCTTCTCTTAGACCAAGGTTTGTCTTCGACCATTGCGATTTTGTTGTCTTCAAGGTGATCAAATACACCGCTCATATCGCCAAGGATTTCTATGTCTGTGTCGACCCAGCAGGTTTCTTTTCCTGGAGATAACATGAAAGTCTTAGGTTTAAGAAACCATCCATTAACCCTTTGTTTGGGAACATCGATGATCTCGTCAAAACCACTTACTTGATAAACCCACGCCTTTACTTCTTTACTAACGCCAAAGTCAGCAAATATAATTGGTGTGGTGTTATGCTTTTTGTAGTTCTTAATGAACCAATCAAGCATCCATTCAGTGTTGTTATCACAACCTGTTATGAAACATTTATCGTATGATTTCATATCTCTCGCCGCCTCTCCAATTATGTTTGGCAAGGCAACCTTCTTCTTTCTGAATTGTGGTGAAACTATCCTTTGCCACAACCGGCCATGGGTAATATTCTTCGAGAAACGGAAACCTATCGTTGTGTAGAAATATATCTGTTGGTCCTGCGTCTATCTTCGCTTGTTCGATTAAAGCGCGCGCAGCAATTGGTTTGACCCGATATGCATGAGCGCCAGGAAAGTATTGCTTAGACATAAGGTCGACAGGACCAAGTCCTTCCGGATAATTAAACTTGCCATAACTGGGTTGCCCCAAAGAAATACACCCCTTATGACTTATAAACTCTGGAAGATGACTCACTGCTACAGCATCATGTTCAAAGATCTGCACTTCCTGTTTTTTGGAAACGCTGAATTTCCAAAGGTTGTAGTGTGACAAAAACGCAGACATACAGGACTCAAGGTAAGAATATTTCTCAACAAAATTCTCAACAGGCAATCCTTCTTCTTCAAATATCTTGTGGGGATTATCTTTCGGAGTTATGGCAGGAGACATTACAGTACCAAATTCTTTGGTTGATTTAATGCACCTTTCTGCGGAAGCAACAGAACGTGGATTGTCCATTATTGTTATAACAAATGATTTCATAGTGTAGTCGTCGATTGTATTTTTTGTATTGTGGTAGCATATACACCCAAACACCCGAGCATTTTAGGCATCAGCTGTTTGCACATTATTGCATCGTTTGGCCAAGCACCATAATTCTTAACGAGATTCAATAACTTTTTTGCACCTTTGGGAGTTATATAGTATGCAGAGTTTCCAGGTAATCCTTGAGGTACTTTATCGTCATCAATCCAAGGTGCTGGTGCAACGCTCTTTCCGTGAATCGAATCATGATATTGCGCTGATCTACGGGTCGCGCCGCGAGGGTCATTTAACGAAACAACATTGTAACTTATATTTTCAAAGAAATCAACATCAAGCGGTCTTATAAAAATTGCATCGTGTTCAAAGATCAAAATGGGTTCTTCTATCTCGACGCATTTATTCCAGAGCAACCAGTGTGAAAGAAAACATGCCATGCGTTTCTTAGGGTCGGCAGTTTCATAGGGAGACTTCCATAACCCGCTTGCAAGGTCCAGAACACCTTCTCTCCAAGGGTAGTTCCACTTGATGCCTCGATTAAAAAACCCAGACGCGACATCTTTTGGTTCTGCTGCTTTGAACTTTTGGATAGTGAATGGGTTTCCAAAATGGTTAGAACTATCAATCAGTCGGTCTGAAGCGGCAAATGATTGTACATTATCCGATAGTGTTATAACAAATGCTTTCATTACTTTCCATGAGAAGTGTTTAAGTTTACTTTATTATACCTTACTGGAGAAGGAAAGGCAAACTCCATATGAACATTTAAAGAATTGATATGGAAATCTGATTGTTCTAATCCCCATTTCTCGGCGGCATACAATAGTTTTCGTGCGCCTTTGGGCGTGAGGCAATATGCTGCAGTTCCAGGAGACATTATTTGGTCTTGGTATAATGTGTACTTGTAATACTTTAACGGGAAATCTGCAGGAAAGTCGTGAACGCCAGGAAAGGGTATATGACTATACTTGCGTAAGTGTGGGTGGTTTGCCAGCACTGTGGGTGGTTTGAAGCAATATTCAAATGTAAGAAACAAGAACTCGTCAAATGGCGTTGGTTGGTAAGGAGCGATACAAACAGCATCGTGCTCTATAAATGCCATTGGTTGTTTTGCGTCTATTACTGCTTCGCAAAACTTCAAATTGTTGAACAGACAACTTTTCTTGATTTTATACTTGTGAGGTTCGTTTTTACTAATTCCATCAAGTCTTCCGTTCTTTACGTTGGAGTAAGGGAAGTCTTCTTCGTTAAGAGTTTCTGGCGTAATTCCTGGATGCATCTTAACATCCCATCCGTATTTTGTAAAAGAATCAAATGCTTTCTTTGCTTGTTTCTCTGAATCTTCTCTGCCCTCGATATAAACTATCTGTCCCTTCATTTATTGCTGCCGTGCTCATTGTTTGCTCGCAACCCTTTGAAATGACGACAGTGTTTGATCAGGGGAGATTCATTCCAAGCGTGTGTGGCATTTTTCGATAGTCGAGTATGTTTCACCCCATTTTTTGTCGATAAAGAAATCATATAATCGTGCACATGACTATCGGTCCATCCAGATTCAATCTGCGTGATTTTGCCATTATCATATAGATCCATTACAGTATCCCACCACTCATTATTATATGAATGTTCTTTGTCAAATATTACGAACCCAGTTTCAGCGTGCCTTGTTTTTCTATGAAGAAAAGAAGTATACGTGCCTTCGTTGATAAGGGATTTCATCCATTCATTACTTGGCGCTGATTCAAAGAGAACATCAGCATCTACCCAAACCATATATCTGTTTTGTTGCGACCTAATAGCCTCGTTCATCGCATAAACTTTATAACAAAAGCGGTCAGCGTCCCAAAAGTAATAAAGGTTTTTGTTATACACGTCACTATTGCATTCGACATTGGGTGGTATTTTAGAATTTTTAATAGGCATGAACCATTCTTTAAATTTCTGAATTCTTTCTTCGGGTAATTTATAATATTTTACACGCTCTCTGTCTTCGGGAAGTTCCTGATCCAGATAAACTGAGATAGTGCAATTGCTGGGTAGGTATTTTTCGCAAGAAGTTACCATGTCATGCCCCCACTTATGCTTTTCGGCGAAGGTTGTTACAATATTAAATTCTTGCATGTCTTCTCTCTATGTCTTCTTCTACGCACAATTGTCCGTACTGCACTTCGAGTATTGAACAGGGTTCGTCAAAGGGATTGCAACCTTGGTGCCATGTACCTTGGGGTATTACACAAGTTTCATACTCGCTGTAAACTCTTTCGGACTTGCTCTTTTCGTCTTCTAGATATAGAGTGAATTTACCTTTAAGGACAAACCAATGCTCGTTTCGTTTGAAGTGGCGTTGAAAAGATAACGCGCCTCCAGGTTCTAAGATTAATTCTTTGACTTTTACACTAGGGTCTTTTTCAACAAGGACATGCCACCAACCCCAATCTCTTTTATTTATTTCGTTCAATGTCAGCCTCTACCATCATAGCAACCAAACCACCGATTGGCGTTTTGGGTTCCCAACCTAATACTCTTTTAGCCTTTGCTGGATTGCCCAGAAGAACATCCAACTCTGCCGGACGAACGAAAGCAGGGTCTTGATAAACATAATTGCTCCAGTCTTCAATACCGATCTCCATAAACGCCAAGTCTAGAAAATCTTTAATAGTGTAGGTAGATCCGGTAGCGATCACAAAATCATCAGGTTCGTTATGCTGTAGCATCATCCACATTGCTTCTACGTAATCACCACTGAACCCCCAATCGCGTTTCGAATCTAGATTACCCAAAGACACTTTGTCCTGAATCCCTAACGAAATCTTAGCAACAGCGTCAGTGATTTTTCGGGTAACAAATTCGATTCCACGCACAGGACTTTCGTGATTGAACAGAATGCCATTAGAGGTAAACATACCATAACTTTCGCGATAGTTCACCATCATATTATGAGCAAATGTTTTTGCCACGCCATATGGTGACCGAGGCACAAAATTAGTATCTTCGTCTTTGGGTTCAGACCCGCCGCAATTTCCATACATCTCAGAGGTGCTTGCTTGATAGATCTTAGTGTGGGGAGAGAAATTCTTGACAGCCTCTAAAACATAAAGCACCCCCATGGCATTTACATTAGAAGTGTATACTGGGGTGTCCCAACTAGATCCAACGAAACTCATAGCAGCAAGGTTGTATAGTTCGTCAGGAAGGGTTTTCTTTATTACATTTTGTATACTACACTGATCGGTCATGTCCGCGTTAATAAACTCAACCCCTCTCACATTTAACCAATCTAGATTGGCGTAGGATTGATTTACTCGGCGGGAAGATAAACCATATACTTTATACCCCTTTCCTAACAAAAGTTTAGCTAAGTAAGCGCCGTCTTGTCCCGTTATACCCGTAATCAAAGCAGTTTTCATAATCAATTAGTCCTATGACTTTTATGTTCAGTTATTTCCGAGTTTGTCAATTTATCTATAATCTTTTTAACTCGAGCTCTTTCGTCGTTAAACATATAGACGCACCTTGCCAGTTGAATAAACTCCTCATCAAACAACCCTTCGCTTTCTTTGGTTCTTTTACCCTCTTCAACATTCCAACAGGCTCTGTTGATTGACTTCAATATGTACTTTAAGTCTTCACCAATTAGTTCAGGTAAATGACATTTTTCTGCTATGTCTTGGAGTTTACTCAACTCTGAATGAGTGTCGAGTCCATGATGCCTTTTTATTTCTAAAATGGTAATTTTATCCAGCAACTCACCAACGCTGATTGGTACTTCGATTCTCATAATAGATAGTTCACTTTAGATCCGTTCTGTTGTGCACGCGTAACGTGGTCGTGCGGTCTGTTTGTATAAACTCTTATTTTCTCATAAGGTTTGTATAAATGTGCGAGGTGGAAGAACCCCGAGTTAGCACCAATATGATATTCAGCGTGCTTCATACAGTAGGCAATGTGTTTGATAGAATTAGATGGAAAGGGTTTCTTCTGCTCAATGTGAAGTTCTCCTCCGTTGATTGTGACAATTTTATATCCCATATCTTCATATATTTTTCTCACAGAGGCAACTTGACTTGGATTTATGGATCTAGATTGATCTTGTGAGTCCCACTGTTCTGTTACATACTTGTCAGGGAGATTCATGTATTCAGAAAGATCCTCCACATCTATCTCAGGTAAGGTTTTGATATATTGAGTAATCTCAAATGTAGCTACCGGCACCTTGTTAAAATAGTAATAGGTCTCTACGTCTGCATATCCTTGTTTTCGAAGATAGATTATCCATTCGTTTTCTAGCAGATCTCCCACTGGATGGTTAATTAAATTAATATACCCTTTGGGAATTAACTCAAGAAGTTCTTTCCATGAGTTGTTCTTCTTATCATTGTCGCCCCATTGTCTAGAACTAAGGTGCACATTAACTTCGATGTTGTGGTGCATAGAATACTGATACATTAAAAGAAGAGTATGTATTCTGTCGCCCAACCCAGCGACTGTATAAGGTTGACCGTTTCCTCTGGATCTGCAATTAACAGCAATATTCTTTACCACCCAAATTCTCCTAGGATAACATCTGGTTTATTACCCTTAGAGTTTGGTTTATCTAAAGGAGTAGGAAAGACTAGTTTCTCATTGGTAAATTCTACCAAGTCGTTTCTAACATATGAAACCTCGATTACCTCAGCCATTACCTTTCCCTTCACTCCGAATAGACCTACATAATTATTTGAATGAATATGGTATGGGGTAAAATTCTGAGACAAATTGGATAAAGTTTTGTGAATTAAATTCAATCTGTTGGGGTCAGAACAATAATGCAGAAACCAATGCATCTCAAGAATAATTTGAGAGAATTGACCTAATGTTTTTTGTGGCGTCCATGCAAACGACTCCCACTCAGCACCCTCAATATCACATTGTAGTAACATATCCGTTTCGTTAGAATGCCCATTATCCTCAATGATGGTTTCTATAGTTTTAATCTGACCTTGATTTTTCGGACCAATCCCAGTTTTATGAAAGTGGAGTTGTGGATGCTGGACTGGGGCACCATTAACTGTGTGATCATACATGTGGATATCATACCCATAGTCTTTAATCTGATCTTCCCATTTGGATGTCTTCCCGACGCCCAAAGAATACGCGACCTTCCCTTTCGGCAACAAAGGTTTTAGCATTAGATACCCACCGTCTCGTTCTCCGCCTACACGAATAAGATCCATATCCTTTACTTTTTTGGGGTTTAGATGACTAAGGGTGGACGCTATCTTATCTTGATTCATAAGGTAGAATAAGTTTTCATGAGATTTGAGTTGTGAATATCCAGAAGGCCATCCTGGTTTTCCTTCCCATTCGAATACGCCTTCCATATTATAACTCCATCTGATCTATTAATTGTTTAATGTTTTCGCCGCCTTGCGGCAGTTTGTCTTTTAGGAAAAAATGTATGAAATGTGCTTCGCTAATATCATCTATAGCAGTGTACAGTGCATTGAATTTCCAGTCTAAATGTTTCACTTTCATCTTTTCCTTTTTAATCCACCAGTTGAGAAGGGTTTGATCAGTAGACCATTTCCATGAACCGAGTCCATCAACGAATCTTTGAAATTCATAACGTTTAAGAAATTGCTGAGGCGATTGCCCTTTAAGGTATTTGGCGAACGATTTGTTCATAACCATTAACCCCATATTGAAAAACTCCCCTCCTCGAGCGTTCCATTTCCAATCAACGTCTTTTAGTTCAGAATACTGCATTCTAGAGTAATTGATTATCTTAGAAAGGTATGTTTTATTAAGAGGCATTTCACGTTCACAACATGCTGCAAAATCATGATCGCCGAGATCTTCAAACAAATTAGGAGCAGAGTCCTTTATAAAAATATCTGCGTCAATGATCGCTATCTGATCGTAACGATCAAAATATTTGAATGCGTTTTCTTTTTCGTAAATAGGAAGATATCCACCATACTTCATATAAGACTCTTCAGATCTATTTGATGTGAAGATATCGGGTCTTATTCTAAGTATTGGTTTCGTTTGGACTATATGGTCAATGCCATATTTCTCACAGTATTTACGGGCGGACTCTATACAGGTTTCGTATAGATTAGATTTTTTGCCGCCCACGTATACTTGATAAATCAATCGTTTCATAATCAACAACTTCTCTTTCAGAAGACAATAGGGTTCTAGAAGAACTCAAACTAAATTTATTTTTACCACTGTCTTTTCTATATTTATCGCGAGTTTTTTTCTTATTCCTCGCGTCAAACCTACTATACTTCGCCACCGTATTATTAACCTCGTTTTACTCTTTTCACAATTTTACCAATAAGAAGATTGATGATTACCAATGGACCGAACACTGGCCATTTCCAATCATATTTCTTATAAGCAGCACTACCTTCTTTGAACCATTTCTTTTGAATGTTGTCGCAGAACTCTCCTTTATAAGAGAGAACAGCGTGACCTTCGCCGGTTCTTATATACTTCACGAAGTGCATTCTGTAGTCTCGGTTAAACAAAACGTTCTTAACAAAAGTAGATGTCTTTTCTCCTGACATTAACCAAAGAACCGTCAAAGAATAATCTTCGCAGTCGCCTTCCCAGATTTCTTTGCTCATGTCCATGATAGACCACGTCTCGAAAAATCCATATTTCTTTTTATCGGTAATATATTGGAACTTTGCTGCAACGGTTTTATTTGCTTCTTTAGCGTCCATAGTTATTTACCTTGTCCCCTGTATTTTTTATAGTTTGCTTTCTTTCTCTTATTCATAGAGGACATACTTAAATGACCTCTACCAATAGACGTGCCCTTTGGTTTAGTTTCTGGGCGTGGTGTTGCTCCTAATACTGCCATCAGATACTCTCCAACCTAACCATCAAACGTTCAGCACGATTGGTCACTTGTTTGTGCCATCGTGAGTCACGACCTTCAACTGCCGCTTCCTTCCAATCATTAGCAAGGAGTGCTGCATTGAATTTCTTGAACTTAGACAACCGAGGTCTGCCCATGTTGAACATCATGTTGACCACGACCTGCTTGACGGTTTCGGGAAACTCTTCAAAGACCCCTTTGCCGTATAACACATGACACTCGCTGATTGAGGTGTCAAGGTCTTTGTCGAAGCATTCCCATACTCTCTCTTCGGAGATTGGTGTTCCGAATTCTTGCCCCCATTCGGTATCTTCGTTGGTAACAAGGTGCCCCACCCCAAACGTGTGGTAACCGAGATGGTCTGCATATATTTCATACTTGACACCCTCGTCAATCTTTAGTGTTTCAAAAATTTCTTCTCTGTTCATCTGATTCCCATCCATTCTTTTGTCATGATATAATCACGAACAAAATCGCTCCTGACTATATCTTCCCACCCAAACTCAACATGCGTGAAACTTTTCATGTTGTCTAGGATACTTAAAAACTGGTTTACGCCGCTCTTATCTTTCTCTTGTTTAAAATCGCTCTGATAGTAATCACCACAGAATACGATCTTGGTTGCTTGACCCACTCGTGTGATAACAGAATCTAACTCATGAAAGTTTAGGTTCTGCATCTCGTCTACCAGAATGATACTGCTATCGTATGTCACACCTCTTATATAGGAGGTTGACTCAAACGTAATATAATTGTTATGTACCAATTTGTCATATGCTTTCGGGTCGTTGAATAACTCAGTAGCAGCAGCACGATATGGTCCTGTGTATGCGTTGAGTTTCTCTTCAATAGTACCAGGCAAGTAACCCATCTCTCGGGTAGGTACAACGCTCCGAATGATGTGTAATGTCTCAAACGGTGTGCTCTTATCCATCACCTCTTCGAGTGCAAGATACATGGCAAGAAACGTCTTACCTGTGCCAGCAGTACCAGTGAGTGCAAGATGATCACCATCACGCCAACCCTGCCATGCATCCTCTTGATGCGGAGTAATGGGCGTGATAGTTTCCATTTGATCCAGACGAATCTTCATGTCAGGCATGGCAGTCCTCATAGGAGGCATTTGTTGCGATTGCTTTCTCATCAGTAGGTTTTTATTGTGTTGTCAACAAATCCGTGCTGACGTTTTTTCTCGGCGGATAGTCCGCTATTACCACCAGATGATTTTTGAATGCCTTTAAGAAGGTCTCTCCAGTCTCCTGATGTTTTTGATAGAACACCTCCGGACTGAGTAACAATCTTTGGAGTGCCAAGGTGTACCTGTACCCACTCACCTTGAGCAACTAGTTCTTCTTTCTTTGAAATAGAGAGGAACATTTCTTTAACCTCGCCAGTTTCTATATTTCTTAAGTCGTATGTTGGCATTAACTTACCTTAAATTCAAATTGTGATTCGCCCAGTCGTCTAGGTTTCCATCCAGTATTTATTAAAGAATTAACTGCTTTTGTTACCCCCTCCTTTCCAATGCCGTGCACCCAAGAATAATCATCTCCGAAAATAGATCCGCCAAATTTCACTTTCTTTTTACAAAGAAGAAGATCTGCTTTACACCCTTCGTATCCGTGGTCACCGTCGACATATGCCCAATCAAAGTAGTTGTCGGGGAATTCGTTTAAAAAATCTATAGAGAATTTACGGTGTATTTTTACGTTTGGTAAACTACCAAAACGGGCAACAACTTTATCATAAACTCTTTCGTAATAAGCGTCCCAATCTTTTCGCGATTTTGATCCAATCTTTTCAGCGTAACGATCGAGTAGTCGTTCAGTGAGAGGTTCCGGTGTTTGCCATGGATCAACCATATGAAACTCTTTAAGATTACGATTGATAAATTTCGCAGAAGAATTTCCCTCCCAAATCCCAATTTCAACCCCGATAGAATTTGGCGGAATAAAAGGCAACACGTTAACAACCTGTGTATTAGTACCATGCATCATAATGTATTTTCCTTTAAAAAAGTGCCCCGAAGGGCACTCCGTTAGATGAGGATCACCCCCTTGTGACTTGTTGTATGGCTGCGTCTAAGAATGCTTGTTTCTTCTGCATCTTATGGGCAGCATCTCCATTTCCTTTTTTATTTAACTTGTGAATATAATGTCCAAGTTCCCTAGAGTCTTTCTTTAAACGTTCTATTTGGTTTACCACCATAGGCAAGTCTCCTTGTTATCGATTTGGTTATTCACATAATCATTATGGGATTAAGTCTGGGTATGCCTCCTGTATTAATTTTTTGGTTAATCCTTTCACGGGGTTTTGTTTGTTGATCATAGACACCAATAATTTAGCGTCCGCCGGATGTACAGATTCAAGCATATCGATAAATTTCTTTTCACGCCTGATCACTGTCATATTCTCTGAGTCGCGAACTCCCTTAACAAAATATTTGAGATTAACATTCATTTTAAGGAAGGTGGATGGTGGAGAACCTACGTTACAAGGTGTGTATGGCGGTTGCCCAGCTGGTAGGTTCCACTGAATTTTGTCGTCAAAGATACCCCTAAGTAGATCCTTTAAGGGCCATGATTCGTGTTTCTTCAAAATAGCAATCTTTTCTTTTCTAGATTTTACTTTGTCAAAATCTTCCAATACTTCGAATACTTCTAATCGTTTGTTTGATGCCATATTAATTTACCTCATATATTATATATAAATCGCATATACTACATTCCCTAACGCTAGAAGCTTTATTATACGTTTATTTCTTATAAATGTCAAGTTAAATGTTTGCTGTGAATTTTACACCCAATAAATTCATTATAATAATCATCTCTAAGAAGAACGTCGTGCTCGAACTGATACTTCGCCTCATAATAAGAGCATTGCCCTTTGGTTGTACAGAGCCTAAGGATATTTCGCTCGTAGGCGTTCGCTCCGTTCTTCTCCACCTGTTCTTTCAACAGAATGCTAGAACCGTAATAGGACATCCAATCGCTCTCTACTCGGGTCTTTTTACGCCGCAAACGGGTTTTTGTAACAGGTAAGATTTTACTTCGCCAGAACAGTTTCTTGCCGATATATTTCATATCAGTTTCTTTTTCATGGATACAATAAACAAACCCAACGAGAGATTCTAAATCATCTGCGTTGGGTTCGAAAGGTTTATTGTCAAGTAACCACGTCATAGTATTACTTATAAGAGATGCTAATCCTCTTTTTCATCCCACTCGCCATTCATATCATCTCCGCACATAGGGCAGAATATGGGAAGTTCATCACAATCATATACTGTCAGAGAAATATTGCAATCGCAAGAAGGGCATTCAAAAATATAGGGATAAGGATCGCTCATCATACTATCTCGCAATTCCCAGCAGCACAAGCCAACTCTTGACTACCCACTGTGGTATCGCTCAATTCGTATTCGCTTAGATCTGACCAATTAACATCCTTTGGCATAATCTTTAGCAACTCTTTGTATCCTGCTTCATCGGTGTCTTGATAAGGCGCTTGCTTGTAGGTGTGGTCACTAAATGGTAAGAATGATACACCACTCATGTAGTCAAAGTTGGCATATGTCCACGCACCTACATCCATCCACTCATGTTCTTTGACAGAGATAGTAACGGATGGTTTGTGTTCACACCAATGTTTCTGATAAACTAACCACATTTCTAACTGTTCAATAGCAGTCATATCAGTGCGGAACACAGCACCCTTGTCTACTTTGACGGGGAATGAGAACACCACCGTGTGTGATGGATTCATAGCATCGTCTTCAACAGGAAACCCTTTGTCAATCATAAACTGGGTCAGAGGATCTTTCTTGTCACCACGCACTGTGCGAATATAGTAAGGATTATGCCTTGCATGAATACCAGAAGCAGCGTCGACTAGTTGTGAAACGGTGCCAGAGGGTTTAACGCAGGTAATCGCTACAGACTGATTGATTCCCAATTTCTTAGATAACTCAGCATTAACCTTCACTGCCTCTTCTCTGAGCTCCTCTAGAAGCGAAGGAAGGTTGCCCAGTTTACCATTGGTGTATTTGTTGTCCATAATCCCTGTCATAGACACACCAAGCAAACGTTCCTCTTCACAGTTCTTGCTCCAAGTCTTTGAGATATACTTGAAGTTCACTAGTGAAGACTGGAACGTTCCTAGAATAGTTGCGAGACGGACTTTCTCAAGTAGCGACTCGCGGTTATCACCCGCACGAACCACAACCTCAGAGAGATTGCAGAATTCACGAGAGCGAAGAATGATCTCAGAACAAGGGTTGGTGCCAAACTCGTGGTCACCCACCTCCCTTCGACCAGACTTGATTGCTGCCATATTAGCAGACTCACGATTGAAAATACCACGTTCCCCCGACTTGGAATCGTAGAGTGCTTTCCACTCGTCCATAAAAATACCGATATCAGGTTTCTCAGTGTATGCAGCAGAGTTATTTGCGAGTGCCCTGTGCCCGTAGTCGTTCCACCACTGCCCTGCCTTTGCGTGTCGCATACGATCATCTGACAGGTTAGACAGCGAAATCAACGCAGAACGACGAACACCACCAACCACGACAATCTCTGCGATCTTACAGACAATATCGTGACACTCTACTGAGGTCAACCGGCGACCAGCAGCAGCCTTGAAAGTCTCAACACAGAATTCAAACAGAGATACCAATGGCGCAGGACCAGACGCACGACCACCAAAGGTCTTCAACGGTGCACCTGCCTCACGAACTTTGCTCATGTCCCACGCAGGTACTTGCCCAGCATACAGCAGACCCACAAGTTCCTTCATTGCCTTTGCCCAACCGAGTTTGCTGTCACCCACAACGATAGTGGTGTCGGTATCGTGAAACTCGTCTGCTACACGTGGCATCTGTGAGATGTGCTGTCGTTCTACCGAGAACCCAACACCAGTACCGTTCATCAGTACATAGAGGATTTCATCAAACGAGGAAGGTTTGTCAACTGCAATGTATGAGCAGTTATAACCAGCAATGTTCTCGCGCTTGAGTGCTTCACCCGCAGTCATCAGACAACGCATAGATGGCATGACCTTCTGAGTCAGTACTGCTTCTTCTAGTTCGTTGCGGAGTTTAGCAGGTAGTTTGTATTCACACGTATCCCAGAGATGTTCGGTAAAGAAATCAAAGTAACGCCCGATTGTTTCTTCCCACGTTTCTCGCCTCCCTTCTTCTGGTAACCACCTTGAGTAACGTGACAGGTGGATAAATTCTTGGTAACTGGTTGGCAAATAATTACTGGGCATACGGAAGACTCCATTGACTGATATGGTTTAATTTTTTATAGTGGAACTATTATATATTATATTTTGAGATTAAGCAAGAGGTGTTTTAGTTATTTTCCTGCCATTCTTTTGCGGTGGTTCCTTCACTCTCGGTGGTTGCTTCACGGTAGTAAATGATCAACTCTTTCTGTTGTCTCACGTAACGTCGAACTTCTTGGAAGTTCTCTGCCATCTTCTCATATCCATCAGGAGTGAGAGCAAAGACAACGAATTGCCCATCGAGAAGCTTCTCAATCTCTTTGAATTTATCTTCGAGGTTCTCTTCGGTGATGACAAAGAAGTTTACGTTGAGTAAATCAATCTCTTGCGGAAGAGGTGGTTGGTAGATCCGTAAAGGAACTTTCTCAGTTACCGTTACTATCTGTGGTTCCGGTTGAACCACTATCGGTTTCGGACCCCACTCCAGTCTTGGGAGCATCTGGCAACTCGCCAGCATCGGTATCATCAATATCCATAAGTTCTTTTGTATCATTTTCTAATGCCTCAAACACTTTCTGTGTTCCATTATTTATTCGTTTCTCAATCATGCCTGGTCTTGCTCTTGCAAGTCGGGTGAGGTTGTGGTCCTTGAAGATCTTCAAGTAGGTTTGCTTCTCTTTATTCAACTCTTGGTTGCGAGAAGTAAGGGCACTCATTGCTGCTTCTGATTTCTTAGCGTTTTCTTCTGCCGCTTTGAGTGATGCTTCGGCAGTGTTGATGGCAATATCCAACTGCACCTGATTCTCTTTGAGAGTGCGATTGTTTGCTTCTAGTTTGGCAATACCTGCTTCGAACTTAGAAACAGTAACTTGATGATAAGCGTAACCTCCTGCGATAGCACCAATTAAAGCGACCAGCAAATATATTTTAAACATTATTTCACCAGTTTTTTTCTTTTTCCGTTCACTTCTATATATCCGCGAGTTAAGACCGCATATTTTTTCTTTTTCTTGGGTCCCATGTCCTTAGTGTCTTGAGGAATACCAGCGTCAGCTGCTGTTGTCATTTCTTCATCAAACATCTGTTTAAAAGTTTTCATTTGTAAATCTCCCCCAATGTAAAGTGGATTGTTTTTCCAGTATTTAAATGCTGACCCTCATACACATTTATTCCAAAAAGTTCGTCTATCGGGTAACTGTTCTCGGACACACGAAACTTATCTTTTGCTGCGACTCTCTCGTCAAGAGAATCTGAGAGAAGTTTTTCGTTTTTGACCCTATAGATGCCAGGCGCGATCATTTGGTCTTGCATTACAAACCACTCAGATTGCTCTTGTAACAAATCTAGCATATCAACGCCGGACTCTTTGAGAATTTTTTCTAAATTATTTTCGGTAACACCAAAATGTTCTTTAAGAAGAAACAAAGCAGAGACATAAGACGCGAGTTTAGAACCACCTCCAGGAACCTTGGCAAGTAATTTCTTGATGTTGAACACTAGTCTATGAAAAGTAGTGAATGCTGATTTTTCATCAGAAGATTCAATATTCTTGGTCTTTATTCTTTTACCGTTAACGTCGATGATACCCAACTTATATGCATCAGTATCTTCAAACTTTGTCACAAGCAGTTTTAAAAACCGGAAAGTGTAAACCAGGTCTCCTGCTCTTGAGAGTATTCCCATTATATCTTCCTTAAAAGTTCTATTACTTTTTGGTCCATCTCTATACCAGTATATTTATCATTCGCAACTATTTTAAGAAAAATAAGAAATGGTTTTATTACAGGCCAATGGTGTTCTTCTAATCTAAACTCTAGCATCTTAAGACCAGCGTCTGGTCCAAATACGTTAAAGATGACAACAAGGTGGTTTAGTATCAACCTCTCTGCCAAACTTCCTCCCGAAACATATCGATTAACCAATCTTTTCACATACTTAAACTTTTTAAGGTCTTCGTGAAACTCTTCAGCATCAATACAAGTTGGGTTATAATAGTGCCTTGCTGCAAACAAAGTAAAAACGTCTTCGTTTAAATGTTGAAATAATTTCATTCCACAACCTCATACCAAATATAAACGTATTTATTTCTCAGTTTTAAACAATGTCCATAAACCGTAAGCAAGACCTGCCCATGCCGCTAGTTTAACAATGCCACCAAACAGCACGATAGCACCACATACACCTGTGATAACTACACCGTCCCACGTGGAGCGTTCACTCCACAACTTCTTTGCATATACTTTTGCTACTTCAATCATGGTACAATCCTCTTACCTTTGAGATCAAATTGATCGCGGTCACGATGACCATTCCACGCTACGAAACCAGCAAGACGGAGCGACCAATATGCGAGATAGTTCAGTACTTTGAAACCGTTGACTTCAATACAGATGTCACGAAACAATTCGTCTGCCATCTTTTGATCTAAGTTCCATTCTAACTTCTGTTCTTTCTTAGTTCCTGCTGTTTTCAATCCCGCATACTTGTAAGCATAGTCGTGTACCAATCCGCCCATCAACAACACACCAACGGGTGATAAGAACGTTGCGAGAAACTTAGGCACTGATGCACCATCAAACTGAAATCCTGCAGGAACAACAAACTTGGTGCCATCTAACTCATAATGCCAGTCTTCTACGATTTCCCAATGTCGTGTACCCATCAACCACATCCAGACTCCTTTGAAGAATCCTTTGTCTTTGGTCTCGATAGGCATCGGTGACATCTTAGGCATATTCTTGTAAGTAAACCCTACTCGTAGTTCGCCTTGGGCGTCAAAATGACTGATTACAAAACCAACCAATACTAGCACAGCAAGGATTGCCCATTGCCAAAAGGTGGTCACTAATTCTACTACTAAATCCATTTTAAATCTCCTTGTTTGTTTACTTTATCTATAAGACCTATAAGTCGTCACTTGCTTCTACTATGTATGCAATCGCGTTCTTGTTCAATTGCACTGGTTGCCCACTCGGGCGTTGGAACTCTATAAATTTACTTCCATCGTTCAACACATCTCCCAAACCTATATTGAGGTCTGTACGAATATTCATGTGCCCGAACAATGAAGTCCCGTTTGTAAATGTAATATGTACCCGCATTTTGTTCTCCTAATCTGTTAGAGGATTATCAAGCACATTCTGTATTCTCTTACTAAGGCGATCATCGAGAGCATTGATCTTCAGTTCAGTGTCAGTTTGTAAACTTTCTCTCTTACTATCAAAGCGTTCATTCGCTCTGTCAATCATATTTTTTACTTTGTCTTCCATTTCTCTGTTTTGGTCTTCAACCCTATCAACGTTCGCTTCCATGCGGTTGAAGTCATCACGCAAATCATTCTTAATGCTTCGAGAATAATCTATTGCTTCGTCAACAGACGCTTGAGCAGCAGCAATCTTTTGCTCAATCAGTTTATTACGATTCTCTATCTCTGTGGTGTCAATGTTCTGAATAATCTCTTTCATCGACATATAGTCAGAGTAGAATTCAAAAGCACCCCATGCACCACCACCCAGTGTAGAGAGTGCAGTCAATATAACTGCCATCTTACCACCACGAAATGTTGTACCCGCAAACTCGAACTCTGCCATCATTCGTCTCCTTCAGATTCTGGAAACTCAAATTGACGAGTAGGCTGTGTTTGCCCTTTAATGATGTCATCCATTTCCTGAACACTCGCCATTAGTTCAT